AACCCTCTATAACTATTCCGTTGTAGGGAATTGATTTTTCCCCTGTTGTCCAATCCACAGAGACACCGTCCTCATTAGCAAAAGTATTGACTACCGTTGTTGTAACGGAGTATTTACCGTTTCCTTCATTGATAGGGAATAATTCCATAACAGGTGCAAAGTCATTCTTTGAATTGTCCACTGTTATTTTTATTGTCTGTCCAATCTCAAAAAACGGTCCATCTAGTGTATTGCCATTGTTTATGTCAATATATACATAATTACCGGTGACAACATTCCACGTTTTAGAGGATTCGTTCCACCGCTTCATGATTTGTTTGCCGTTTTCTTCAAATATGGCATAGTCCCCATCTTTAGGTTCAAATCCGTCTTCGTACCATGAAGCGTTTCTATATTCGTACATCTTGCTAAAGTCTGACATTGGTAAAATGTTTCTTGTGCCACCCCAATAATAGGTATTTACAAGGCTGTCATACTTCAATGTTTCCATATCTATCGTCCAGGTAGCGTTTCCGAATACCAATCTGGAGCCCATTTTTACATGATTGAAATTAAGTGTTGGCAACACTTTGATACTTGTTTCTTCTCCGTCAACATACAATACACCATTATCAAACCAAACAAGACCATCCTTATCTGTCAGCATATTCGGATTTGCAAACTGTCTGCAAACGCTACGCTTATTGCGTGGAGACAGCATCGGATAATATGCCGTTGTAATGTTCTTCATATCGAAAAACTCTCCGTCCTGGCAGGATAGTCTGTGGTTATATCCACCAAAGGTAGTCCGTACATCTTTTGTTTTTGGTATTTCACCGTGTTGTGCAAAATACATAGCCTACCTCCTATACATAAGTCAGTGTGACATTCTTCTTTGGCATATGTTCTCTGTGGTATGCCTTGGCAAAATCACTAAGCTGTGCGTTAAAAGAAGATGCCGTGTTGTTGTATCTTGCGCTCTCACCGTTCTCCTCATCAATCTTTGCCTTAAGATAAGTCACATACAGTTCATCATAAGGGAATGGTACAAGCAATTCGTCATCCAATCTATCACATGAATAAGGGAGGTTTCCCTTTGTGCTTTCTTCTTCAACCTCTGTTACGGCTTCCTCCGGAACTTCCGCTTCTGCATCCGGAGTCTCATCCACTTTTTCTTCGTGGATATCAAATATCTGTGCTTTAATACTCGCATCAAGGTAAGAAAGCCATCTCACCTTTTCTTCCGGTGGATATGCATTTGGTTTGATGGTATCCACTCTTGTAATGCAATCAAGAATTGTCATGCGGTTTCTCCTTTCCAAAAAAGGGAAGCAACACTTAAGTCACTTCCCTTTCCTTTCTTACTTACTCGGTTCTCTTACTGCCTGTTCTTCCGCAAACTTGAATGCAGCTTCCTCCGCTTTTTCACCGTTTACGATTACCTCATACAGTTCCACAGGGATATCTACATATTCCCCTCTCTTAATGATGTAATTTTTGCCGTTTACAGAGAAAAACTCGTCCTGATTTGCATTCTGTCCGGGATTTCTTGGAAGTCTCACCTGAATCTTCTTGGATTCAGATTCTTTCTTTGTAGTTGTTGCCATGCCAATTTCTCCTTTCAAGTGCTAATAGGTAGGTTGGCGAAACCTACCTATGCACATCTTTTTATTAGTTCTCTTCGTCTACACCACCGTAGGAGGAACCGGACTCTACTCGGAGTAATCTTTCCTGGTAGAGAATCTTTGCACCATGGCAGAACTTATAGCCGATAGTACTAAACTGCTCTAACGGTCCACCGATTTCTCCACGGCCCTTAACAATCATTTCCATGCCTTCATGCTGTGGATCAAGCACACCGAATGCATCTTTGCCAAGGAACAGTGTTGCGTAAACTGCGTTTGCAGCACCTGCGGTATCCTTGCCCCAAATCTTTGCATTGTTGGATTCTACGAAACGTACACCGTGAAGAGTGCCGATTTCACCCTTGAAAATAGGTTCAACATCGTTGTACTTGTGGAATTCTTTCCACTCTTCTGTTGCTCTTAAGTCTTCTGCTACAGAAGGATGGATGATTGCAACATAGTAACCGTCATACTTCGGTGCTTTGTTCTTCTTCAGCCATGTAGCTGCCTTGCTTACTAATGCCGGTGTAAGCACATCTGCATTGGTAATGGTAGTTCTGGAAGTGTTTGCTCCTGCGTATAATACGGAATTGCCACCGATGATGATGTTTCTTGTTAAGGTATCGTAGGTTTCGCCTTCTGCAGCACCCATTTCCTCGGTAGCACCGTAGATTACATCATCGTAGGACTCTAACTCAAGTCTGTCGGATACTGCGGTGTAATCACCATGCTGGGTGGTGGTTGCTTCGATATTTGTCATGCCGAAGGACTTGCCGGTAGGAATAACACCTTCTGTTAAAGGAGTTAAAGCCTTTGCGAAAGTATTGAACTTTCTCCATTCAACCTTGTTGCCCTTTAATGGCTGCTTCTTACCAAACTGAGTGAAAATCATCTGCTCACGGGCATTCTCCAATAAAGAAGTATCGTAGAATGTCTTCATGGTAGGACTCATGGAACTCTGAGTGGTAACATTGATTGGCTGAGTAGTAGCAGTACCCGGCTGACCTTCAGCCCATGCAAATAACTGTAAATCAAACTTATTCATATTTTTTCTCCCTTCTTAGTGCCCAGGGAGTATTCATTTATCTCCCTTTGGCTTTTCTGCGTTGTTCTTCTGCGTATGCCCTTAATTCCTTAAGGGACATCTTGGAAAAGTCTTCTGTCACTACGGAAGATGCGGTACTGGACAAGCCATTCTCCTGTGGTCTGTTCTTACCACTTGCAATACTCTGCACTGTCTGAGCCTGTGCCTGTCTTGTTGCCATATTTACTGTGTTCGGAATGATTCTGTCCCAATGACAGGCCATGTAGGCTGCCGTTGTATCACCATTGTTTGCGATACAGAGTCTGCGGAACTTCTCATCCTGCATCTCAGTGTCAAGGTCAAATTCCGGAAAACGTGCCTTGGTCTTTTCTGCGTTCTGATGCAGTGTAACCATGTGCTGATGCACTCTTGCCTGCTTTTCGTCTTCTTCCCTCTGCGCATCGATGCGTTGCACTTTTCTCTCCAAAGTGACAAGCTTCCTTGCTTCCTGTGGAGTCATATTGTGTTTGATAGCATACTCTTCATAATAGGAATCATCTTCCTCAATCTTTTGAGCCAGGGCCTGAAGAAAATTTTCATCCTGTGCGTTAATGCCATACTTGTTGGCCACTGTTTCAAGCGCATTACGCATCTGAACATTCTGTTCTTCTACTCCCTTGTACTTCTTGAGCCTATCACCAATCGTTTTCTCCATGTAAGCCTGATGCTCTGCCTTGTAATCATCTGACTTAATCAAGTCAGCATAACTAGGCTTTGCCGTGGTATTAGAAACCTCTGCCTTGGCTTCCAAAGGTCTGTGCTTTGCCATTGCCTTTTTGTAGGTTTCCCTTGCTCTCTCCGGGACAGAGTCTGGTATTGCTTCTCCGGATGCACCATCTGCATCTCCACCACCTTCGCCACCTTCAGCGAAAAGCTGCAGATTGTATTTGAATAATTCGGACATAGAAATGTCTCCTTTTTTTAGTCTGTAGTTAAGGATACGAGCCTTTATACTTCTATCTTACAGATTTATTTTTAAAATTTCTAACCCACTACTTTTTGTAAAACGCAACATTTTCGGGATAATTTTCTGCAAGAAGGGCAAACCCTGTCTCTATCGTAAAAAATGTTCTTTGAATCGTGCTTTTGTAAAGTGCCGATGGCACTGCTTTTATGTGTCCCTTCCCGGTGTTTATCTCATACTTAAGCAGACACTCCTTTGATTTTTCCAAGGTTTCTGCCAAGGTAAGGAACAAACAGGATACCGCAGAGCAGACAATATCCTTGCCTTTCTCTGCGTATTCTGCGTGTCCTTTAATGTCTACGGTAAACTCGGATGGACTATAGGTAATCTCGACCATAATTCCTCCTTAATCTGCCTGTGTGGATGCCCTTGCCTGGTTTCTTGCCTGTTCCACATACGGATGTTCTTCTTCCTCAAGGCTAATCATTTCACCACCCTGCGGAAGTGGCTGACTACCTTGTCCACCCATAATCTGCATTGCCAACTGTTCCGCAAGCATCGGATCAACCTTCTGTGCCAACTGAAGCGCAATCTGCTGATACTGGACGAGCATCTGCTGAAGTGTCTGATTTTGGCTGATTCTCTGAACGATTTCATCCTTGTGGTCGAAATT